GCCCTGCTAATCGGACTGATGTCTGATGCCATTCCGAAAGCACACAAGACCGAAGCAATAAATCTCCAGTCCGTTCTGCTTATCTTCGATTCATGACAGCCAATCATCTTTGCCAAACCGCGCTGTGTAAGCGTTGACAGGTTGATGAGTAAATCTGTTTCTGCGCGATCAACGTCACGCTGTGATAGTTTGCTGTAACTTGTTCGTTCCATTTCTTAATATTTCCAATAGTGAATTGTTAGTTGACAGGTATGCGTGGAAACGCATATGGCCTTAGTTGGTCAGATATCTTGGGACTCGCTTTTCAGCGACGTAGGACGAATGTCCGTTGTTACAAAGAGCGGCTCCGCTTATTAAGCGGCTTTGTGTTCCGGCGGGAACACGTCATCAAGACTTACTTTTGCGCCTAACTTGTTTAGGCACGCAACAAGAGCACGGCATGTTTTAAGGTCTGGGAAGCGACGACCAGATTCCCAATGTCCGATAGCTCCCTGTGTGCATCCAACTGCTTTAGCAAGTTTCGTTTGAGAGATATTCAGTGACTCTCGATATTTTCGTAGGTTGCTCATATGTCCTCCGTAGTAACCACGAATAAAAAAATACAATATGTACTCACCAAACACAAGTAAAAATACATATTGTGCATGGATGGTTCCAGTACAGAGCGTAATAATAAGGATATGAAAATGAAATGGTATGAACTGGCTAGATCCAGAATGAAAGAGCTCGGCATAACTCAAGAGAAGTTAGCCGAAGAGCTAGGTATGACGCAGGGTGGGATTGGACACTGGTTGCGCGGATCTCGTCATCCATCTCTTAGTGATATTGGTGTGGTGTTTAAATACCTTGGTATTGATAACATATCATTCAACCACGACGGGACATTTTCACCTGTTGGCGAATACTCATCGGCCCCAGTTAAAAAACAATATGAGTACCCTGTTTTTTCTCATGTTCAGGCTGGGATGTTCTCTCCAGAACTCAGAACCTTTACCAAAGGCGATGCGGAGAGATTGGTAGGCACAACCAAAAAAGCCAGTGACTCTGCATTCTGGCTTGAGGTTGAAGGTAACTCAATGACCGCACCAACAGGTTCCAAACCTAGTTTTCCTGACGGGATGTTAATTCTGGTTGACCCTGAGCAAGCTGTTGAGCCCGGCGATTTCTGCATAGCCAGACTTGGTGGTGATGAATTTACCTTCAAGAAACTGATCAGGGATAGCGGTCAGGTGTTTCTACAGCCACTAAACCCACAATACCCAATGATCCCATGCAATGAGAGTTGTTCCGTTGTTGGGAAAGTTATCGCTAGTCAGTGGCCTGAAGAGACGTTTGGGTGATGAAGGGCTAAATGTCTCCTAATAAAAACAGCAATCATTTGAAATTATTAATAATTATAGAGGTTTAGTCTTGGAAATCAGCACGGCGGTTATTCATTCCGAAGAAGATGCTTTGCGTTTTGTTGAGATGTACATCGCTGGGCAAGATCTTCCTGATGGAATATCATTTGAAGGGTGGCCTAACTTAACCTTCCGTCTTACTGGTGACAAATTTCATGGCAGTTTGACTCCTTCTGTCATGAAGGGTTTTGTTGAAATGCAGGCCCAAATAAACCGAGCTTATGCATTGTTAAAGTACGGAGTTCCTGACCCAAGAAAGCTTTCAAAAGAAGAGAAGGAAGCTATCGAAATTCAGGTGAATGTTGAGAATGGCTCGTCCTTGATAGAAGTTAATATGGATGGGTTCATGGGTGAGGTTATACAAACTGCGGTGAGTAAAGTGGGCCCTCAAGAGATCGTTATTACAGTTTTAGGGGTCGCTCTTATATGGGGCGGCGTCGTCCTATTCAAAAAATACCTAGAAGACCGCAAAGAGATTCGCATGGCAGAAGTAAAAAGCGAGTCTGAGCGTGAACACCTTGCGACCATGCGCTTCATGTCTGAGCAGGAAACAAAACGAAGTGAATTATTGACTCAGATTATTAGCGAAAAACCCAAGCTAGACAACATGGAAAGACTTGCTCATGACGCAAAAACCGACATAGTTAAATCATTTGTCAAGGCTGATACAGCTCAGATTGATGGCGTTGTATTGGATGCAGATCTATCCAAAACCCTCACTACAAATGCAAGGCGGAAATCAATGGAGATCCGCCTTGATGGAAATTATCGCATTGAAAAGGTTGACTCCACTGATCCAGAGAGCTTCAAAGTGCAAGTGAGAAATGTTGATTCCGATCTAAGAATATCGTGCATAGTACAAGATGTTTTTCTCGACGCATCCGAGCATAAAAAAGCTCTTCAGCAAGCTGAGTGGGATAGAAAACCAGTTCATTTGTCAATCAACGCAAAAGAACTAGATGGTGAAATAAAGTCCGCGATAATACTTTATGTCAAAGAGATAACATAATCCTCATCCCGGCCTCAGCGCCGGGTTTTCTTTGCCTCACGATCGCTTCACCTAAAAACACATAACCAATTGTATTTATTTGAAAATAAATAGATACAACTCACTAAACCACGCAATTCTGATCTCTCCTTACATCGCCGAGGCAATACACCCATGCTAAAAAACAATACTATTAAATACAAAGCGTTGTAAAAAACCACCTCGTTTTAAGAACAAATTGTATTGATAAAGCAAAATACATATCGTACTATTTAACCATCAGCAGGACGCTGGAAGCCAAACGGAACAAACTGGCAGGCTCTTTAAACAACGTCGAACTCTCGACTACGTGGCTGAAAAGCCAGATCACCCAACCACATGAGCTGTGGGATGCAATGCCGAAGCAACCGTCTAGGAGTAGCTTCGAGATTGCATCGCCAAAGTTTATTCGGGAGGAATCTATGTCCAGAAAAACAGAATTTAAAGGCACCGCAGCTTCTCGCCGTAGAGCTCGTCGCGCAAATCTGCAAAGTCAGGAGGCGATTAGCTCCGACAAACTACACAGGCCAACCCCCTCACGAGTGGTCTTGCAATGCAAACGCAAACCAGCAATGAGAGCAGAAGTAATAACACTGACAACGTTGACCAGAAAATATGAAGGCTCAACTTGTCTTCCAAATGTAGCTCTTTACGCGGCAGGCTACAGGAAATCAAAACAACTGACAGCAAGGTGACTTGTGTTGATCGCCAGAAAATGAAATTAGGCATCAAACCACTTATTTGAGGTGATATATGGAAGAAGAATTTGAAGAGTTCGAAGAGCATCCTCAGGATGTGATGGAACAATACCAGGACTATCCTTATGACTACGACTATTGATAAAAATCAATGGTGTGGACAATTCAAGCGATGCAATGGATGCAAGCTGCAATCGGAATGCATGGTTAAGCCTGAAGAAATGTTTCCTGTAATGGAAGATGGGAAATATGTCGATAAATGGGCAATACGAACGACGGCAATGATTGCCAGAGAACTTGGTAAACAGAACAACAAGGCTGCCTGGTGGTGGCCTTTATTTTTGGCATAAACAACAGAATAAACACTGCACTGTGTATTCATTCCAACAAGTGAATACACGGAGCAATGTCGCTCGTAACCAAACAGGAGCCGACTTGTTCTGATTATTGGAAATCTTCTTTGCCCTCCAATATGAGGGCGATTTTTTATCTGTGAGGATATGAACAGATGTCAAACATCAAAAAATACATCATTGATTACGACTGGAAAGCATCAATAGAAATTGAAATCGACCATGACGTAATAACAGAGGAAAAACTTCACCAGATTAATAATTTATGGTCAGACTCTGAATACCGACTCAATAAACACGGCTCTGTATTAAATGCTGTATTAATCATGCTGGCGCAACATGCTCTGCTTATAGCAATTTCAAGCGACTTAAATGCATATGGTGTTGTGTGTGAGTTCGACTGGAATGATGGAAATGGTCAGGAAGGATGGCCTCCAATGGATGGTAGTGAAGGAATAAGAATTACCGATATCGATACATCAGAAATATTTGATTCAGATGATATGACTATCAAGGCCGCCTGAGCGCGGCGTTACCGCATACCAATTACGCTTCACTCGAGGCGTTTTTCGTTATGTATAAATAAGGAGCACACCATGCAATATGCCATTGCAGGGTGGCCTGTTGCTGGCTGCCCTTCCGAATCTTTACTTGAACGAATCACCCGTAAATTACGTGACGGATGGAAACGCCTTATCGACATACTTAATCAGCCAGGAGTCCCAAAAAATGGATCAAACAATTATGGCTATCCAGACTAAATTCACTATCGCCACTTTTATTGGCGATGAAAAGATGTTTCGTGAGGCCGTCGACGCTTATAAAAAATGGATATTAATACTGAAACTGAGATCAAGCAAAAGCATTCACTAACCCCCTTTCCTGTTTTCCTAATCAGCCTGGCATTTCGCGGGCGATATTTTCACAGCCATTTTCAGGAGTTCAGCCATGAACGCTTATTACATTCAGGATCGTCTTGAGGCTCAGAGCTGGGCGCGTCACTACCAGCAGATCGCCCGTGAAGAGAAAGAGGCAGAACTGGCAGACGACATGGAAAAAGGCCTGCCCCAGCACCTGTTTGAATCGCTATGCATCGATCATTTGCAACGCCACGGGGCCAGCAAAAAAGCCATTACCCGTGCGTTTGATGACGATGTTGAGTTTCAGGAGCGCATGGCAGAACACATCCGGTACATGGTTGAAACCATTGCTCACCACCAGGTTGATATTGATTCAGAGGTATAAAACGGATGAGTACAGCACTCGCAACGCTGGCTGGGAAGCTGGCTGAACGTGTCGGCATGGATTCTGTCGACCCACAGGAACTGATCACCACTCTTCGCCAGACGGCATTTAAAGGTGATGCCAGCGATGCGCAGTTCATCGCATTACTGATCGTTGCCAACCAGTACGGCCTTAATCCGTGGACGAAAGAAATTTACGCCTTTCCTGATAAGCAGAATGGCATCGTTCCGGTGGTGGGCGTTGATGGCTGGTCCCGCATCATCAATGAAAACCAGCAGTTTGATGGCATGGACTTTGAGCAGGACAATGAATCCTGTACATGCCGGATTTACCGCAAGGACCGTAATCATCCGATCTGCGTTACCGAGTGGATGGATGAATGCCGTCGCGAACCATTCAAAACCCGCGAAGGCAGAGAAATTACGGGGCCGTGGCAGTCGCATCCCAAACGGATGTTACGGCATAAAGCCATGATTCAGTGTGCCCGTCTGGCCTTCGGATTTGCGGGTATCTATGACAAGGATGAAGCCGAGCGCATTGTCGAAAATACCGCATACACTGCAGAACGTCAGCCGGAACGCGACATCACTCCGGTTAACGATGAAACCATGCAGGAGATTAACACTCTGCTGATTGCCCTGGACAAAACATGGGATGACGACTTATTGCCGCTCTGTTCCCAGATATTTCGCCGCGACATTCGTGCATCGTCAGAACTGACACAGGCCGAAGCAGTAAAAGCTCTTGGATTCCTGAAACAGAAAGCCGCAGAACAGAAGGTGGCAGCATGACACCGGACATTATCCTGCAGCGTACCGGGATCGACGTGAGAGCTGTCGAACAGGGGGATGATGCATGGCACAAATTACGGCTCGGCGTCATCACCGCTTCAGAAGTTCACAACGTGATAGCAAAACCCCGCTCCGGAAAGAAATGGCCTGACATGAAAATGTCCTACTTCCACACCCTGCTTGCCGAGGTTTGCACCGGTGTGGCTCCGGAAGTTAACGCTAAAGCACTGGCCTGGGGAAAACAGTACGAGAACGACGCCAGAGCCCTGTTTGAGTTTACTTCCGGCGTGAATGTTACTGAATCCCCGATCATCTATCGCGACGAAAGTATGCGCACCGCCTGCTCTCCCGATGGTTTATGCAGTGACGGCAATGGTCTTGAGCTGAAATGCCCGTTTACCTCCCGGGATTTCATGAAGTTCCGGCTCGGTGGTTTCGAGGCCATAAAATCGGCTTACATGGCCCAGGCGCAGTACAGCATGTGGGTGACACGAAAAGATGCCTGGTACTTTGCCAACTATGACCCGCGTATGAAGCGTGAAGGACTGCATTATGTCGTGGTTGAGCGGGATGAAAAGTACATGGCGAGTTTTGACGAGATGGTGCCGGAGTTCATCGAAAAAATGGACGAGGCACTGGCTGAAATTGGTTTTGTATTTGGGGAGCAATGGCGATGACGCATCCTCACGATAATATCCGGGTAGGCGCGATCACTTTCGTCTACTCCGTTACAAAGCGAGGCTGGGTATTTCCCGGCCTTTCTGTTATCAGAAATCCACTGAAAGCACAGCGGCTGGCTGAGAAGATAAATAATAAACGGGAGGCGGTATGCACAAAGCATCTCCTGTTGAGTTAAGAACGAGTATTGAGATGGCACATAGCCTTGCTCAAATTGGAGTCAGGTTTGTGCCAATACCAGTAGAAACAGACGAAGAATTTCATACGTTAGCCACATCCCTTTCACAAAAGCTGGAAATGATGGTGGCGAAAGCAGAAGCAGATGAAAGAGACCAGGTATGACAACCACTGAATGCATTTTTCTGGCAGCGGGCTTCATATTCTGTGTGCTTATGCTTGCCGACATGGGGCTTGTTCAGTGACACCTCAGCAGGAAAACGCCCTTCGCAGCATTGCCCGTCAGGCTAATTCTGAAATCAAAAAAGCCAGACAGCAGTTTCCGGATAAAAACGTCGATGACATTTGCCGTAGCGTACTGAAGAAGCACCGCGAAACGGTAACGCTGATGGGATTCACACCGACTCATTTAAGCCTGGCAATCGGCATGTTAAACGGCGTTTTTAAGGAACGGTGAACATGAAAAGCAAAATCATCAGGGAGCTACAGGCTCCTTTTTTATTATTCGCATTTACCCTCAAGCGTATTAACCAACAATTCAGGGATTAATGAAAGATGGCGGACATCATTGATTCAGCATCAGAAATTGAAGAATTACAGCGCAATACAGCAATAAAAATGCGTCGTCTGAACTACCAGACTATATCCGCCACTCATTGTTGTGAGTGTGGCGATCCCATAGATGAACGAAGACGCCTGGTCGTTCAGGGTTGTCGGACTTGTGCAAGTTGCCAGGAGGATCTGGAGCTTATCAGTAAACAGAGAGGTTCGAAGTGAGCGAAATTAACTCTCAGGCACTGCGTGAAGCGGCAGAGAAAGCCGGTGAAGATAAGTGGCAGGCTAAAAAAATAAATGGTGATTTTTTCGTTATTCGTCACGGTAGTTATACAAGACAGCATGGCTACACATCGTATCAACCCATTGCGGAGATTGATTGTAAGCCAGTCCGGGATTTTGTTGCCAAGGCTAATCCGGCTACCGTGCTGGAATTACTGGATGAACTGGAAGCAGCAAAAAAGCGCATTGCAGAACTGGAAGCGCGGGAAATACTGCTCCCGGAACGTAGCAGCATGCTTCATCGAACAGATTTTCACGATGATTACCAAACGGTAATGGCATACAAAGTTTCTGAAGTCATCGATGCAATCCGCGCTACTGGCATTCGCATCAAAGGAGAGTGAGATGATTCACTACCACGGTGGGCCTATTACTCCTGATACGTGCGCAATGAGAGCATGGAAAGGGCGACATGCGTTTATCAGTTTTGCGCATTCAGGCCAGATCAATCTCGCGGCTGAATACTGTCAGTCGTTCGCGCTGGACAACGGTGCATTCACCGCCTGGAAAGCAGCTGGCAAAAACAAAATCGACTGGAGCGATTACTACGAGTTTGTTGCTCGCTGGAAGAATCACCCAGGATTCGATTTTGCCATTATCCCGGATGTTATTGATGGCGGAGAGGAGGAAAATGATGCGCTTCTGAATGAGTGGCCTCACGGAAAACTAGCTGGCGTTCCAGTGTGGCACATGAATGAAAGTGACGAGCGATTTATTCATTTGTGCAATGAGTTTCCGCGAGTGGCTATCGGTAGTTGTGGCGACTATGACGTAAAGCGCCCAACTCTTGCGGTAGCCAGAATGAAAGACCTGATTCGTCACATTGTTGATGGGCATGGTCAGCCGGTTACGAAACTACATGGATTGCGCATGTTAAATCCGCTGATATTCACAAAATTACCCTTAGCCAGCGCAGATAGTACGAACGTCGCTCGAAACATCGGTATTGATAAAGCCTGGTCTGGGGCTTATGCACCTGCAAGTAAAGAGACACGCGCAGCATTAATGGTAGAACGGATTGAGGCACACAATAGCCCTGGTTCTCTTGCGTATTGTGAACAACGCGACCGCTTTGAAATGCAATTGCAACTAGCACTTTAAGGACTAACAAATGACCACTATTACCAAAGAACGTATTGAATTGTTCATTAAAAATCCGCTTGAAAACGGGCTTACTCGTGGCGAACAAATGGAACTGGCACGAATTGCACTGGCATCACTGGAACGCGAACTGATTCGCCACGAGCATGCCAAATGGTCTGACTCCACATTTGGCTGCGTTGGCCCCATTGGTCCACTGAAACACCTCTCAAAAGAGGCTCTGGAAGCCGCAGCCGAACCAGACGATCTCAGCGAGTGGGCTGATATGCATTTCCTGTTGTGGGATGCACAGCGCCGTGCTGGCATCAGCGATGCTGAAATTACCGCTGCTATGGAAGATAAATTGAAGATCAACATGGAGCGCCAGTGGCCTGAACCAAAAGATGGTGAGCCTCGCTTGCACATTAAAGAACCCGGCAACTCTCCGGTAATTCCGGATGGTTTATCCACGGTATGCGCTGAGGCTTATCAGGTTGTAGGAGTTATGGCAGATGCGCTTGGTGTATTCGGTGATGCAGCAGTACAGAAAGTTCTGGATAACCTGTCACAGCAAAAACTTGTTCACAGAGATGTGCTGCCGTTCTCGCTTCCGGTGACTCCGGATGGTTGGATAAGCTGTAGTGAGCGAATGCCGAAAGAAACGGGTGACATTATTGTTGTTTCGGATGGCATTGTAATGTCCGGGATTTCTTATTCTCGTCGTGACGGGTTCTATATAACCGCATTGGAGTACGACGACGATGAGCCAATTGGCGGTGTAACCCACTGGATGCCTCTACCAGAACCGCCTCGATTAAAGGAGCTATAATAGTGAACTATTATATCTATTTGTATTAAAAGAGTTTTTATAAAATAAATCTTCCAAAGCATGTAAAAACACTGTTAATCTTAACGTGTGTGAAACGTGAAGAGAGGTGTTGAAATGAGCATTCATGATTTGTGTGAAGATCAAGAGCAATGGGCTATGCAGACCCTTATGGGATCAGGAGTTCTTGCAAGGTGCAGAATCCATAACGATGTAATTTTAGACAGCGGAAATGATGCTTCTTCTGCTTATAAATTAGGAACTAACCTATATCAAAAAGATAATAGCTGCAACTTATTCAATACTCTTACTGAAGCCCGCGACGCAATAAAGGATGCATATGAATCGTATTGTGGGATCGATGATTGCCCACAATGCTCAAAATACATTGACGATTAATAATATGAACAAGTAACTATCCTCGCACTCGCGGGGATTTCTTTTATCTGAACTCGCTACGGCGAGTTTTGTTTTATGGCGATGATAAATGCACTTCCGAGTTACAGGTGAATGGAATGGAGAACCATTCAACAGAGTTATCGAAGCCGAGAACATCAGCGACTGCTATGACCACTGGATGCTGTGGGCGCAGATAGCACATGCAGACGTAACCAATATTCGAATTGAAGAACTGAAAGAACACCAAGCCGCCTGATGGCGGTTTTTTCTTGCGTGTAATTGCGGAGACTTTGCGATGTACTTGACACTTCAGGAGTGGAACGCTCGCCAGCGACGCCCAAGAAGCCTTGAAACAGTTCGTCGATGGGTGCGCGAATGCAGGATATTCCCTCCTCCGGTTAAGGATGGAAGAGAGTATCTGTTCCACGAATCAGCGGTAAAGGTTGACTTAAATCGACCAGTAACAGGTAGCCTTTTGAAGAGGATCAGAAATGGGAAGAAGGCGAAGTCATGAGCGCCGGGATTTACCCCCTAACCTTTATATAAGAAACAATGGATATTACTGCTACAGGGACCCAAGGACGGGTAAAGAGTTTGGATTAGGCCGAGACAGGAGGATAGCAATCACTGAAGCAATACAGGCCAATATTGAGTTACTCTCAGACAGCGGACGCAAATCACTGATAGACAGAATTAAAGGCGGTGACGCAATCACTCTTCATGTGTGGCTTGACCGATATGAAAGAATCCTCACCGAAAGAGGGATCAGGCCGAAAACTCTACTCGACTACGCCAGCAAAATCAGGGCAATCCGAAGAAAATTGCCGGACAAACCGCTCACTGACATATCAACGAAAGAAGTGGCAGCAATGCTAAACACCTACGTGGCAGAAGGTAAAGCAGCTTCCGCAAAATTAATCAGGTCAACCCTTGTTGACGTTTTTCGTGAAGCAATAGCCGAGGGGCATGTTGCAACGAATCCGGTAACAGCAACCCGTACAGCAAAGTCAGAAGTAAGGCGCTCAAGGCTGACAGCTAATGAGTATGTCGAGATTTACCATGCAGCCGAACCTCTCCCTATCTGGCTAAGGCTGGCGATGGATTTGGCCGTCGTTACAGGGCAGAGAGTCGGCGATTTGTGCAGAATGAAATGGTCAGACATAAACGACAACCATCTTCACATTGAACAGAGTAAAACAGGGGCTAAACTCGCCATTCCGCTAACGCTAACGATTGACGCGCTCAATATCTCATTGGCTGATACACTACAGAAATGCAGGGAGGCCAGCAGCAGTGAAACTATAATCGCATCAAAGCATCACGATCCGCTTTCCCCGAAAACAGTATCAAAGTATTTTACAAAGGCGAGAAATGCATCTGGACTCTCATTTGATGGAAACCCGCCAACATTCCATGAACTGCGTAGCCTGTCAGCGAGGCTATACCGGAACCAGATTGGCGATAAGTTTGCTCAACGTCTTCTCGGGCATAAATCAGATTTAATGGCGGCGCGGTATAGGGACAGCCGTGGACGGGAATGGGACAAAATTGAAATCGACAAATGA